TTGACGGCCCCGACATTTTAGTCCCTGACTATTGGATTCAATAGCTGATCCATCAGTCACCCCCAGCCTGGAGGGCGGCATATTCGTCGCCCTCCAGGTGCAGGGCTGCGGCTCGTGCAAGCGAATGCTCGCGGCGGAGGAGTTTTGTCCGAGCCATCGGGGTCGTAAGGGGTTTTGGTGTCATGATTGTGCCCGCAAGGGACGTCCGATTCGCGTGGAGCACCCACCTCGACAGTGCGGATGGTGCGGGGAAAGATTCACGCCGAAGCAGTCAAATGCGGTGTACTGCGGCCGAAAATGCAAAGACAAGGCTAAGTGCGACCAATGGGCGAAAGACCTAGCCGCGAGTAAGCCCAAACGCGCCTGCAGCGCTCCGGACTGCGATGCCGACATAACGCATATGCGGTCCGACGCGAAGTACTGCAGCGATCCCTGTTCGCAGCGGGGGAGAATGACTCCCGAACGCCGTCGCAAATACCGCTTAGCTCAGAAGTACGGCATCACCCCCGAAGACTACGATCAAATGGTTATTGATCAGGGCGATAAGTGCTTCCTTTGTGACGCCAAGGAGCCGGGGACGAAGCATGGCTTCTGGCATATCGACCACTGCCACGACAGTGGCAAGCTGAGAAAGCTTCTGTGTAGCACTTGCAATACGGGACTGGGATCGTTCTACGACAATCCCGAGGTTCTTCGTCGCGCCGCCGACTATATCGAAGCGCACAGGGACTGACGTACATCAACCATGTCGTAGGAAGGGCGTAATGGACTGGAGTCTTGGAGAGTATTTTCCACCAGTCGAGCATTACGCCCTTCTTCGGCATGTTGTAAGCCAATCCTCCGGTACCGCAATTGAATTCGGTATCGGAAGGGGCGAATCCACGCGGATAATCGCCGACCACATGCCGGTCATCGGGTTCGGCTCCACGCGGGGTTTGCCCGAGTTCTGGCGCGACGATCCCGACGGACGATTCGACGCGGGGGAGTTCGCCTTCCCGCTGCCCAACATCCCTAACGCCACCCTGGTTGAGGGAATGTTTGAGGACACTCTGCCCGGAATTGACTTCCCGGACGATGTCGCCCTGATCCATTTCGACGCGGACTTGTATTCGAGCACGCTTACGGCGCTAACGCACGTCGGGCCATATATCCAGCCGGGAACTATCTTGATCTGGGATGAGTGGCACGGCTACGCCAGCGCGGAAAATCATGAGCAAGCAGCATTCAGGGAATGGCTGAAAGAAAACTCCAGACAGTGGAAGGTACTCGGTCATTCACACCAAGCATGGGCTATCCGAATCGTCTGAGGTGGTCCTCTTCATCTTCGCCGGCCGCGAGGCCAACATGCGATTGCAGATGCCGTTCCTTCGTCGCATCGTGGAGCAGAATCCGAATGTCCAGGTGGACATCTGGAATCTAGCCCGCCTGCCCGAGGACGCCGAGTATCTCCAAACTCTAGGCGGCGAGCGCATCTCCGTGCGCAACGAGTTCTATCGTGACGCTGACGGATGGAATGCGGTGTGGCGATACTATGCCCACCCCAGATTCGAGCAGCATCTGTTCGTCAAAATCGACGACGACGTTGTTTTCATCGAGACCGATCGCTTCGCCGAGCTTGTCGAAGCCGCCAAGGCGCACCCGGGGGCCGTGACCTCCGCCCAGGTCGTCAACAACGGTGCGTGCACGCGCACTCACCGCGGCCTCTGGAGCACCTTCGCGCGACTCGATCTTCCACTGCTCGACGTGCACCTCTCAAATGCTTATGCCCAGCGCATCCATGAATACTTCTTCTCCAGCTGGGACGCCATGGTGCATCAGCCCGTGGAACTTGTCCCGAGTGGCGACTGGTTGTCGATCAATCTCATCGCGATGGATCACTCATCAGTGGCGTTCATTGCCAAGACAGTGGGAACACCGTCCCCGGCGCACATCGCTGGCAGGGACTGGCAACCGGGCACCATCTGCGGTGACGAGGGAGCCGCGAATATGCTCCCGCGCTACATCCTGACGGGAATGGTGGCCGGGCATCTAACCTTCGGTCCCCAGTATGTGACCACCGAACAGGGCGAGGCCTGGAGGGCGGTTTACGAATCGATTGGAACGCGGTATCTGACCCGATGAAAGACTTCGACGTCCTTATCCCGTTTCGCGACCGGGGAACTGATTGGCGACGCGCGGCCAACCTGGAGGCCTCTCTGCAGTGGTGGCGAGCCCGAGGGATCAATCCGGTTGTTGTCGACGATGGCCTGGCCGGGGATGCCCAATTCAACCGAAGTCGTGCGTACAACCGCGGCGCCGAGTTATCGAAGGCCGACATCCTCTGTTACATCGAGGCCGACCTGCTTATACCGGTGAATCAGCTTTACGATGCAGTCCGCCTGGCCAGCCAGGGTCCGGGGCTGGTCGTAGCATTCAGCAAATTCCTCGCAATGATCGAACGAGACACCGAGCTCGTGAGAGCTGGGTTCATCCCGCCAGCGCAGGCGTGCGCTCAACAGATGCGCGGCGACAACCAATCGATCGGCGCAGCGAATATCGTCTCGCGCAGGTCCCTAGAAATGACCGGAGGCTTCGACGAGAACTTCTCCGGCCATGCCTACGACGACGACGCCACGGAGTTGGCCTTTAGAATTTGTTGCGGCCCAACGAGATTCGTAAACGGTCCGGGTTACCACATGTATCACCTACCGGGGGCTCTTTACGGGAGCGCATCCGAAGCCGATCTGGCCGCAACCGAGCGGAATCGTCAGCGATTCGAGCTCTACAAGCAGGCGAAAACGCCTGATGACATTAAAAACTTGATCACGGGGAACATGTGATTGACCTGCGCGTCGGCGACGACGTAATCGTAGATTTCGAAGGCTGGGACCACCTCGGTCACATCGAACGCATCGACAGGGGTTGGGCCAGGTGCTCGATCCTTATTGATCCCGAGCTGGACTACGGCCCTAGGAGCGCCAGTTTTGCGCCCCTTCAGACGGTAATGGTGCCGATCGGCCGTGTGAGGCTCCGTGACTAGCCCAGAGGGCTGGGCGGAGGCCGCAGCGGGGGTTGCGGGGGAGAAAAACCTCCCTCTGGTTGTCCTCGGCGGAGTCTCGGAGGCCGGGGGAGCGGCGGAAGCCGTGGTTTCTTTGCTTCACGCGGCCGGTGAGCGCTTTCTGCACGTGAACGAGCTCCATTGCCAGCCCCGAGGGGTGTACGTGGTGGTGACGCACGATGAGCGATACGCGAATTACTCCTTCTCGCCAGGCACCGTGGTAATCGACCCGTTCGACTACATCCCAAATCGCCCGGGCGTGAGCGTTTTTCGACCGAAACTCTCCGAAAACCCGCTCATTGACCAGGATTTCGACGATTTAGGGGAATTTTGAGGATCATTGGGTGCCTGAGCTGGTACGACGAGAACCCCGCCTGGCTGGTTGAGTGCGTCACCGCTGCCTCAAAGCTCTGTGACCATCTGATCGCCGTAGATGGCCCGTACGCCGCCTTCCCGGGCGCTTTGCGCAAGTCGTCCAGTTCCGCCGAGCAGGTGGACGCGATCGTCCATGCGGCAGCCGGCGTGGGAATGGGGTGCACCATTCACCAACCTCGCCAGCCGTGGTGGGACGGCGAGGTTGGCAAGCGGGACTTCATGATGCAGCTTGCTATGGCTATGGCGGAACCCGGGGAAGACTGGCTTTTCCGGGTTGACGCCGATGAATTCTTGAATGCCCCCGTTGACACCAGGCTTCACCTCGCAACGACGGAACATGACGTTGCCGAAGTAATGCTGTGGGGGCATGACGTGGAAACGGGCGAGGATGGACAACATCCTCTTCGGTGTTTGTTCCGGGCGATCCCCGGGATGAAGATCGAGGGCGCACATTTCCTTGTCACCGCACCGTCGGCCGAGGGGAAACGCTTCCTTACCGGCCCCAGCGCTGTCGTCGCCGAACCCTTGTGGGATGTCCGACTGGAGCACCGCACCAACATGCGAACGCCCGCCAGGAAGCGTCTGAAAGACCAATACTCACCAATGATCAACACCCTCGAAAGTGTAGAAAATGTCTCTCGGTAGAAAAGTGACCGACAACGGCGATGTTCGCGATATCGAGGCGGACTATGTGAATGCATATCTCGCTGAATATCACGCATACCGCGGCGCTGGCCTGAATGAAAAGGCCGACGAGGTCGCAAAAATCTTGGATGCCATGGGTCACCCCGTAAAAGAATCCAAGCCAAAGAAGGCCCCCGCGAAGCAGCGTGCCGTAGCGGCGGACACGACCGAAAAGGCCGTCGAAGGGGATGTCAACCCCAAGTAATAGAAAGGGGTAGTCATGGCCGAAAACTTGACCCCCGCAGATGTTGAGCAATACACCAAGGGTCAGCTGGAAGCCTCAGACCCGGAAACCCAGCGGATGCTCGATGAAGCATTGGGAAGAGCCAGGAGCTTCTGCGGCTGGCATGTCAGCCCGGTCCAGAGCAGCACTGCCACTGTTCGCGGCTCCGGATATGAGTACATGATCCTGCGGACTCAGAAGATCACCTCAATCACGTCCGTGACGGAGATTGATCAGGATGGGGTCAGCACGGTTCTGGATGTCAATGACTTCGAGGTGTTCACCGATGAGTCGTGGGCCGTCTACCGGCGCAGATGTCGACCATTCGATTGCCGCAAGACTTACCAGATTGTCTTCAGTCACGGGTACTCCGCCGCAGAGGCCGCGGACTTCCGCGGCGCCGTTCTGCAGCTGATTGACGCTATGGCCCAGTCTCTCGGAACCGGCGGTGGTGGCCCCCTGTCCGAATTCCAGGTCGACGACGTCAAGCTGGCGTGGGCCAACAGCCGACTGCCAGGCTCCGTGGTGAGCAATCCCATGAATGACTCGCCGATGTACCAGTACAAGATCGTGGCGGTGGCATGAGGCTCGGTGGGGGTGAGTCATCTTTGTCTCCGAAAATTTGTTCGCGCGATGAATGCAATGAAGTAATTGAGGAGCGCGGCCTTTGCCATAAGCACTACCAATCCTGGTGGCGAAAGCATAAAGACTCACTCAACAGGCCAAGTGTCGAGGAACGATTCTGGGGATTGGTGGATACCAGTGCTGGCCCCGATGCATGCTGGCCCTGGGGCGGGGCACTTGATCGCCACGGCTATGGAAGGTTCTACCGGGGGAAGGGATACTCAAGGGCGGCCCACCGCACGGCTTACGAATTCAGCACCGGAAACGATCCTGGCAATCTCCAGGTGGACCACCTCTGCTGGAACCCGAAGTGCTGCAATCCGAGACACCTGAGGGCCGTTACCCATAGCCAGAATCAGCAGAACAGAAAAGGGGCGCCCGCCAGTAGTCGGTCGGGGATTCGCGGCGTACACCCGTACCGCAAGGATTCGAACAAATGGGTGGCTATCGTTAAGCGCGACGGAAAACGCCTCTACAAGGGTAAATTTGATTCTCCAGAGGCTGCCGCAGAGACTGCAAAACAATTCCGCCTCGAATTGCTTCCCTACAGCGAGGCCGATAAATGCGACTAGGGTCACAGACGGCGACGTTTGTATCGAAGTCGGAAAACGTCAACGTTCTCGACGACTACGGCCATCCGGCGATTGTCGAGACTTCGACCGACGTTCCTGGATGCCTGTTCCGCTCCATGATTCCCGCCTACCGCGGCGATAAGAAGGTCACCGAACTGGGGGAGCTGACGATCGACCAGTGGCGCCTCACCGCGCCGCCGGACCCAGCCGTTCTGGCCGCCAAAGCGAACGACGAAATCATCGTCAATGGACGGAGATTTCACATCGTCGTCGGTCCGCGGTTGTTCTACAACCTACGCGGTGACGTCTTCAAGGTCACGGTGATGTGCGAGGACCGTAATGGCTGACGAAGTCATCGTCCGACTGCGCGATGTTGAGAACGCAGTTCTTGACGGTCTCTCCAGTAGCCGAGAGCTGAGGCGCGCCGCCGAGCGGTTTATCGAGGACGCCGCCGACATCTGGCGACTGGTGTGGGATACCTCAAGGCAGGGCATCCTCGCCACCGAGACCGGCGTACCGCACCCGTACCAAACCGGTAACTACCGCGAGCACATCAAGACGAAAAACTTGACCTGGACGCAGAAGCTGTTCATCAAGAAGGCTTTGCGCGGAGGGCTGCTGGTCGGATCGGTGTATAACGATAGCCGGGTCGCCAACTGGGTGGAGTTCGGCACTGATGTCGACAAGCCCGGGTCCAAATCCCCGTGGGGTCCCAACACCCCGACGCCGGCATTTCACATAGCCGAACGCACGGCGCAGATAATGGGAGCGGGTGGATTCATTGAGCGTTGATCTCTACCCCTGGGCGCCGCCCGATGGTGTCAAGGTGCTCATTTTTCACCTCTCCCCGCTCGTCGACCCTGGCGCATGCCGGGACGAGCGCCCCAATGATGGACCCATCCCATTCATTCGCGTGATGCGCCATAGACCAGGCACCGACGACGGCCTGACCGAGCGGGGCCGGTATTCGATCTTCACGTTCGCGCTCACTGCCCGAGACGCCTACGGCCTGAGCGATACCGTTCGACGAAGGTTGCGGCTTTTGGCCAGTCGTTTTGGTGGTCAGTATCCAGTCGATTTGCCATCCGGTCGAGTATATGCCGATGACGTGAAGATTCTGGAAGGTCCGGAACCGGTCGAGTACATCCAAGATTCGATACCTCGAAAGTTCTACTGCTATTCGTTGATCTGCGAAGTCCACTTTCGCTACATGGCTACCTGAGCGGAATCCTGCGCTGACAGATTTTACAGACCTTGTCTCGATAGGTCTTGTCTGCGATCCGCTCGTACTCATCAACAAACCACCGATGCTTCCATGGTCGGCATCGTGGTCCTTCGGTTTGAAGTCTAGGCCCGAACGGAATATCGCCAATCCATACCCGGAGATATCCCTCAGAGTATTTGACGACAGCCTTATCGGCCATTCCCGGTGGCAGCAAGCCGCTGATCTGCATACCACAGCCTACTACAGGAGCAACAATGCCTCAATACCGCACCAACGAAGCGATCACCTACGTCCACGACGGCAAGGTGCTGCACGCCGACGCCCACAAGACTGTGGTGCTCGACGAGGAGCAGGCCGAGAAGCTCGGCGCCAAGGTCACTGCCGTGCCCGTCGAGGTCGGCCTGATGTTCCCGAACGGTGCCCCGGTTATCGACGCCCTCCGTCTTGATCCGCACCACGACGGGGCGAATGACGTCAAGGAAGAGCCGAAGGAAAAAGAACCCGCCAAGCCTGAGGTGAAGGGCAAGAAGTAATCCAGCGGTAACCACATAACCAATCAAAGCCCGGGCACTCGTCCCGGGTTTTTTCTTGCCGTTTTTCGAAAGGATTAAACATGGCATTGCCTGCTAACGGCGGCTCTTACGACCAACTGCTTCAGCCCACCGTCAACCCCTTGAAGGTACGCAAGTGGCCAGTCGTCGATCTCTTGATTCGGGATTATCGGGCCGCGGACGGGACTATTCGCAATCTCGCCGACCCCGCTGTCGGCCTGAATGACGACGGCATCTTCTCGCCGTTCGCCGCGGACGGAACTCTTCGCAACGATCTGCTCGGCCCAGCCGGACTGGGTTTCTACCACCTCGGCGCTCTGCATGAGGACGGCATCGAGATGAAGTCGGATACTTCGTCCGACGAGACGATGATCGCTCAGTCGATTCGGCCGGTCCGCTACGACCTGAAGTCGGACAACGACACGATTCAAATCCGCGCGTCGGAAAGCTCCCCGCTCACCGACGTCCTGCGCTTCGACAAGCCGCTCGATGACATTGAGGACTACGGCAAGGCCGGCTACGTCATCAAGAAGGACGCCGACACCAAGCTGATCGAACGCCAGGTTATCGCCCTGGGCTTCGATGGCGAGCATCTCGCCGCGCAGGTGTTCCCGCGCATGCAGGTGAAGGAAAAGTCGGGCAGCAACTTCAACAAGAAGGATGTCGACGGGGTCGACATCACCCTTGGCGCGCTCTTGTGCCCGTTCGTGATGTCGCCGGTCATCCTTTGCCGCGAGGGCGCCGCTTGGCGTGGCCTGCAGGGCGCTCCGGTGTTCGCCGCAGCCCCTGTCGCTGCCCCACTGGCCGGTCAGCAGGCGACGGTCACGTTCGCCATGCCGACTTCCGGTTCGTCGACCTACACCTACGTGGTGGAGAAGTCGTCCGACGGCGGCACCACGTGGACCACGGCCACTCCGGTGTCGACCGCTGGCACTGCGACTGTCGTGATCACCGTCTCCGGTGTGACGTCGTCCCTGTCGTGGAAGTTCCGCGTCAAGGCAACCGGCTCGAATGCGATGACCACGACTTCTTCGCAGTCGAACACGGTCATCGGCCTTACCTAAATCCCTTTTTTCCCATCGCCGCGATATGGGCTGTGTCGCGGCGATGGGTCAACAGCCCAACAGCCTCAATTCTTTCAAAAGGAGCCATAAATGGCCAAGGGGAACCGCGCCACCACTTCTACCCGCGACGCCAAGGAGCAGGCGGCCGAATACTTCGGCTTTGCCGGGTCCACGTTTGTGGAGGGCAAGTCGGGCAGGGTTTACGAAATCCCGAGTCCGGCACTGCTGGATGACGATCAACAGGAACGCTGGGACGAACTCCAGTTCACCCTGGAACAGTGTGACCGCGAGGATGACATTGTGATTCCGGAGCGCGTCCGCGACGACGGCACTGTTTCACCAGAGCGGGTGATAGAGGGTGACGTCAAGAAGCCGTACCGCATCAACGGGGAGCTGCTGAAGCCCACGTACAACGCTCGCCTCGCCATCGCGCTGTTCGGCAATGAGGGGTACGAGGAATTCAAAGCCGACGGCGGGTCCGGAAGCCTTGTCGCACTGGAGTGGGCGCGCATGAACAAGGAATACATGGAGCGTGTCGAGGCCGACTCGAAAAGTGACAGTTCTCCTGCCTCGCTGGAGGTTGTTTCCTCGCGAGATTGAGTGCGACCTCTCTCTCTATCACCACATTGACATCGCGGAATGGCACGCCGGGATTTTGTCCAGCAGGAAACTACTGGCGCTTCTCGACGGCCTTCCCGATGAGTCTTGGTACAAGCTCAGCGTCGCCCGTTTCATTCAAGAGATGGAAGACGAACAAGAGGACGCTGTTGTCACTGACATTCGTTCTTTGATTTTCGCGCAGCTTCACGGTCAAAAGATAGAGGTTTCTGGTGAGCAATCGGATTGATATTTTTGCTTTCCTTCATGCGAACCAGAAGGCTCTCAACAATACCACTCATGATATCTCGGACGCTTTACGGGACGCTGGCCGACGTGGTGCGGATGAGATGGCGCGGGAGATCGAGAATGCTGCGCCTCGCGTTCGTCGGGCGGCTAATCGCGTCAAGGATGCAACGATCGCGAAAGATCGTGCCGAGCGGGCGGCGAACAAAACCACCGAAGAAGGCTCCAAAATTCTGGAACGCCGGATTCAACTGGACGCTGACTATGCCGATGCGAGTGCCGCACGGGCTAGGGCCACTGAGCGTGAGATCGAGCTTGAAGAGCGTCTGCGCGCTGCCCGTGCGGGCACCGAGAAGATCAATCAACGCATCTACGAACAAGAACGCCGCCGGGATGAGCAGAGGGCTAAAGCCAAAGCCCTAAACGAGTACGTCCGCGGCGAGAATCTGAAGATTCGAGACAAGCGCATCGCTCGTCGAGAGGCCAATCGGACAGGTGACGGCCAAACGGCCCAGCGCCTGTCTAGGGAAATCGATGCCGCCGACGCCGCCCTTCGGCCCGCTCGTAAACGACAGATTGCCGAGAATCGGAAACTTCGCGAGGAAGAAGCCGCTCTCGCCACGCTTCGCGAGCGCCTGGCCGGACACAATGAAGACGTCAGTCGCACAGAAGCCGACCTCAGGGATGTCCGCACCGAGGGTAATGCCGCTGCTCGGGATACCGCGCGCATCGAGGGTGAGATTGCCCGCAATCGCGAAGAGACCCGGCGGGTAACCGAAGACTCAATCCGCACCACCGAGGACGTGACGCGGGCTACTCGCCACCATGAAGAGGCGTTGCGATCTCTTCATGAAACCGAGGAATCCGAGGAACGTCGCCGCAACCAGCGCGACAACCGACGCCGCGGCCGGGGGCGGGGTGGCCGATTCGGTCGCACCACCGCGGGAAATATCGGCAACATCTTCACCGACATCCCCGGCGTTCCCGGCGGCCCGCTCGGGGCTGTTCTCGGCCCGGCTGTGGTCATCGCCCTTGGCAGTGTCGCCGAGGCTGTCGTTACGGCGTCTCAGTCGCTGGCATTGCTTCCCGCAGTAACTGTCGCTGCAGGCGCTGGCGTTGCCACCCTTGCTATTGGCTTCGACGGCCTCGGTAAAGCCATCAAGGACATGGACGATCCGAAAAAGTTCGCCAAGGACTTGGCGTTACTGGGTCCGGCCGCGCAACAGGTGGCTCTGGAGATTCAATACCTGGCGAGCCCCGAGGGACCCTTCGGCCAACTGAAGCGCACTGTTGAGGGCAACCTGTTCAAAGGTATCCCCGAGGCTCTTCACGGCTTGTCGAATGCTTTCGCACCCACGCTCGAAAAGCTGACCGGTGGCATCGCCAGTGCCTTCAACTCGATGTTCGACAAGCTGTCAAGCACGCTGCAAACGGGTTCGTCGAAGCTTTCTATCGCGAACATCGCTGACAATATCGTTTTGGCGTTCCAACGCTTGACACCAGCAATTCAGCCCTTCACCGAGGCGATACTCAAGATCGTCGAGGTGGGCGCTGACTTCCTGCCGAAAATTTCCGACTCGATCGTCAATGTCGCGAACACCTTCAATCAGTTCATTCAAAGAGCTGCGCAGGACGGAAGCCTTCAGAACTTCATTCAGAAGGGTATCGACGCAGCTGGAGCTTTGTTAAACCTCCTGCTTGAACTCGGACAGAAGATTTACCAAACCTTCGGAAACAAGAGCCCAGAAGACTTTGTCCAGATGATCGACCACGTCATTCGTGCGGTCATCACGGTGTCTCAGGCTATTGTAGGCATCGCCGAGGCGGTGGACAGCGTTCTTCCCGCTTTGGACAAGATTGCCGACGCGGTTGGCGGTTGGCCCGTTCTGATCGGCGGCGCAATTGCCGCCTTCGTCGGATTCAAGCTCGTGGTCGGCCCAATCCTCACCGCCGTCGCCATCCAGATGGGCATGCAGGGCATCACAGGCGCGCTGCTGGGCATGGGTCCGGCTGCCGCTACTGCGGGTGCGGGCATCACCGCGGGACTGGGCGCTGCCGCAGCAATGCTTGCAACTATGGCGGCCGCAGCAGCGACCGTTGTATCGGTCCTGAGCCTGGGCGGCAGTTCCAACTCCGACCCGACAAACCTGCCCGACACGGAAAAACTCCTTCGGCAAGGTGCTACAGCCAAGCAGATCGAGGACTACCAGCAGGCCAAGGTCAACGGCGATCAGTCCACGATGAACCGCATCAAGGACGAGGTCGGAAAGGGCGCATTAGCGAGACTGGGGCCTGGTGGGATCAATCCTGATTACCAGATCGGGCCGTCCACTAACGCCTCGGTTGAACCGGGTGCATTGGAGCCGATTCCGCAGTTCGATCCGAACTTCCCACTGCCGCCGGGGTATCAACGTCCGGAGGTTCAGGCTCCACCCGACGCGGGCTTGAATCCATACCATACGTTCGACGTTCCCGCAGTTCCGCCTACGGGTGGAGCTGGCGGCGGCAAGGCTGCTCGTACGCACGGTCCGGAAGTGCCCTATTCGGGCGATCCGATGTCGCTTATTCAGGGCTATCAACCCACCGCTGCGCTCTACAACGCCGCGGGGGCGCTCCTAGATAAGCGCCAGAAAGTCGCACAGGACGAGGCTGATCTCAACAAGATGCTGGCGGACAACACTGCCACCGAGGACGAGCTCACCAAGAAACGTAACGAGTTGGAAAAGGACAAGCGCGAAGCGGTAGAGGCCGAGCTCCGACTGGATGAGGCCAAGGCTTCAGCCAACAAGAAGGCGCTGAAGGGCCTCAAGGACACCGACAGTGCATTCTCGGAGATCGGCGCGGGACTTGATAAAGACCTCGGCTTCTCCAAGGGTCTTCCCGGTCTCGCCGACAATCTGGTGCGCTTTGTTGCCGCACTCGCCACGGCTCCGCTGAAGGGTCTATTGGCCCCGATCGCCAAACAGGGTGATGGTTCTTCCGGCATCCTCGGCATGATCTTCGGCGGCACCGCAAAGGAACAGAATCAGGCTGGATATGCGCCGAACTACCCTGGCGCGCCTGGTATGTCAGGTGTGAATTACCCTGGTATGCCTGGCGTTCCTGGTATGCCTGGCCAGCCCTATGGTCTGCCCACCGGCACCAATACCGGCGGCTACGGCTCTAGCGGTGCCGTGTTCCCGCAGTGGGTCCACAACCTAGAGCAGATGTTCGGGGTCAAGGCGTCGACCTACCCCGGCCATCAAGAGTCCGATCGCAACGAACCCGGCTACGCGCCCAACCCCAACCACCAGAACCGGGGCATCGACTGGACTGGTACGCCGCAGGCTCTGCAGGCATTCGCGAACTACATAGCGGGCCAGCCGAACGCTGAACAGGTCATCTACCAAAACCCAGAGACTGGGCAGAATACGGAAGCTGTTGCGGGGCAATCTCGACCCGGGTACTTCGCCGATGATCTGTCTAAGCATCGCGGTCATGTACACACGCGCCAGGCGTACGGCATCGACCCCACTGGACCGCTGACGTCGGGCGCCCCCGCGGGCGGTCCGCTGAGCACTGGTATGCCAAGAGGTCTTCCGACGGCACCGCTGGGACCCGTGGGTCCGGCCGGTTCCCCACTTGCTGGAGCCCAGGGGCCTACCCCCGGTGTGACGCCGGGGCTGAACCCGTACACCGCACAGGGTATGCCGCAAGGCCAACAGGGCTGGCAACCGAACAGTAGTGGCGGCATTGGTATCGGCGGCGGATTGATCGGCGCGGGTCTGCAAGCCGGCCTAGCTGCCTTGGGTACCGCCGGCGCTCCGTTCGGCGGCCAGGCTGCCGCTGCGGCAGCCCAGATGGCCCTCCAGCTAATTGACAGGACCACCAAATTTGGAGGTCAGCTCGCGGGTATCGGGGTCGAAGGCCTTCTTTCAACATTCGCACCTTCAAACCCGGACTCTGGCAACAGTCCACTTAAGGATAGCTGGCTGTGGCGCGCCGCCGGCGCTCTCGCCGGCGCGACGCCGGCGCTCGGGAGCGGCGGAGCTGCCATGCTCGATAAGATGTCTCAGAAGAAGCAGGCAGAGGACCAGGGTCAGCAGGCCCAGCAGCAAGGGCAGCAGGGGCAACAGAGTCCTGCGCAGTCCGGACCGTTGCTCAATATCGAAAACTGGAACGCGGCACAAGGCCAAACCGGAAAGTCGAACGCGATGGACGTCGCCGCCGCGCTGTCCGCGCAAAACCTCCTGCCGCGCTAGTGATTGGAGGAGTTCCTAGCTGGAGACAATAGCTAGGAACTCCTCCATCTGCTCCGCCATCCACTGCGCAGTTTCGGCGGCAAGGTCTCGCTTGCGCACGCCGCGTTCGATCATGATGGCGTTCCAGCGCTTGAGGTACGCGATTCCTGACTCCAACAACTCGTCCGAGTATCCAGCGGATTTTCCGATCGCCATCTTCATCATTATCGGATCATCGTGATAACGACCGAGCATTGTGTTGCAGCGCTGACATAGAAACTGTCTTGTGCACAGGCCGCACAGTCTCGCCCCGCCACCACTTCCCCCGTCGCAGCACGAATGGTCATGGTCGATGCGCAGCGGTTGGCCAATGCCGCCATCGCGCCATTGCAGTTGCCGGGGGCATATGGCACAACACCCGTCCTGTGCCAGCAGCATCGAATCAAATTCCGCCCTCGAAAGCCCCTGTTTTCGAGCGTGTTCACGCTTGCGAGCATCGCGCCCGGCTAGTCGCCGAGCCAACTTGTCTCGCCCCGCACAATCTCGGCACCAACTGGCTAATTCATCCCACCCGCCGACCTGCTGATTAAACGCGGATTTCGGCTGTAGGGGAGTTTCACATTTGGGGTAGGTGCACCACTTCATTCCTGCGGAGGAATGCTCTGCCCGGTGTTCGGGGCATGGCCCCTTGCTCCATGCTTCCCTCGTGCAACCCGTGATGGGACATGGACCGGTCGCCCTAGGCTTCCGGCGGCAGTCCCAGCAGTATCGGGCTCTGCCGTATCCCTTCAAGTAAGACGGGCCGAAAGCACTCCTTGGCTTGATCGGGTCTGTACATACCGGGTTCGAACAGTATCCCATGGGGCCGGTTGTGAATTCTTCGCGGTGCGCGAGACAGAGACTCTTTCTGTGTCGTGGGTTGACACACCCATCTACCGGGCACGTAGGCACTGGAATCGTGCCTCGCCGTCGGTGGCGGTTGTAACACGTTCGACATAGTCCCCAGCCGACGATGTCCGTCTCTTCACATCCATCTTCGATGCATGTCTTTTGCGCCAATTCGTACCCCATTTGGCCCTCAAGGGCGGTCTGTCTGCGCGCCTCTTCTACATAAACCTTAGCACGTGTTCGGTCCCAGAAGGGGGAACTTTTGGAATCCTTTCCAAGCGGGCAGATCACCCCACTCGGCGTCCAGATTTTGAAAGATGGCGCTGAGCCACAGATTACTTATACATCACCCGACGGGGAATTGATCTTCTATCTCAATGGCGGCCTGGCCCCATGCATGGGAGTGACCGAGGGTGTCAATCTCGCTGAAGGAATGGACGGCATTCACCCCTCCTTCAGTCACATCGACCATAAAGGCGCGCGTCAGAACGGCGTGACATGGGCCGACACTGTTTACGACCCGGCCGAGATGACCATGAAGGTCACCTGCACCGCGCAAACCCCCGAAAACCTCAAGAGGGTCATCCGCAAGTGGTTCGCCGCGTGGGACCCGAAGAACCCGGGAACCCTGACGTGGACCACTCCGGGAATGGGGGAGTGGAAGTGCACCCCCCGATTGGCCAAGACCCCCCCGGAGAAGTTGGAGCGGGCATACGCCACACGAAAGCAGCAGTCGTTCACCTGGTTCATCCGCAACGATGCCGCCTTCTGGACCGGCCCGGATTCGTTGTCCGAGTTCAGTATTGCCTTCGAGTCGGCGGTCGACACCTTCAACCGCCCTGCCGACGGAACCCTCGGCCCGAACTGGCACCAGACCTACGAAGGTGTCGGTGCCGGCGTGTGCACCACAAACAACGGTTCTGCGGTGTGGTCGCCCAAGGACCCGGATACCTTCTTCACCGGCACGCGGAATGTGGTCTGCGGTCCTTTCAAGGACTTCTCGACCTCTACCGACAACCAGGTCATCACCTTCATTCCTGACAACACGCCGGAATTCACTGTCGGAACGGGCGCGGCCAACTATCTCTGGGGCCGCATGGGTAGAAACCCTGACGGCTCGTGGGATGGCAATGGTGTTCGTGCCGCTGTCGGTTGGGGATTCACACAGATTGCGGTGTTCAATAATTTCGTTCAAACCGTCCTTGTTCAACAGTTCTCGCTCATTCCACCCATTGCGGGGGAGAAGTGGAAACTGTACTGCGGCAGTGATACGGACCCTAACTTCTACAAACTTGTCCGAGACGACTTTTTCGTTATGTGTTCCGCGCACGACACGGATGAGATCGCCAATGTCGGGCCGAACTACCGCGGAGTTGGCTTTGGTCTTCAGGGCGGCGGCGCCATTCTGACCCAAGCTACGCCGGCCGCAGTTCGTCAGGTCTATTCGAACTCAACCTCGCTCGACACGTTCAACGTTGTCACCACAAACGGCCTGGGTCCGAACTGGCCCCTTTACTACACGGGCAGCTCGACCGGCTTCGTGCGAGCCAACAACGGCAAGGCCATCTGGGTCGACACCGCCCCGGGTAGGACGGTCCGGAACCGCTGGCTGGGCGCCGACGAGGTACAAACAGTCACGCTTCACGGTTCGCCAACGTCTTGGACGTTGACCTACAAGGGCACCGCGGCGCAGGGGGTAATGCAGACCACCTCCTCACTGGGCGGAAACGCCACGGCTACTGCGGTGCAGTCAGCGCTGGAGGCCTTGCCCGGGCTCGCCGTCGGTGACGTCTCCGTAACGGGACCCGATGGTGGCCCGTACGCCGTCACGTTCCAGGGCGATCTCATCAACACCCCGATGGCGCCAATGTCTGGGACTTCGGACGGAGAGTCTTACGTCACGGTAGCCCGAACAACGGTGGGCGAAAACCAGTACACGGCCTCGGATTACCAAGCGGTGGGCGTTCAGCTGGGGACCCTTTTCGAGTTCCCCTTCCCCGATACGGCGTATGTCAACATCTTCGCGCGCCTGGACGACGACGACATGTCCCCAACCGGGGTTTGTCTGCAGATCGGTCCGCAATGGGTCACGCTGCTTAATGTTGTCGATGGTAACTACGCGCAATTGGCGTGGAGGCCATTGGCCATTGCGCCGCTGTGGAATGAAACCTGGAAGTTGGTGTGCGGCACCAACAAGAACATTCGGGAATTCCAAGTCCTGCGAGACGGTGCTCAAATTCTCAGCTTCACCGACAAGGCGGGGGTAACTCCGCTCGGACTCGGGCAGCGCGGTTCCGGGTTCGGCATGTCCTCTGGCGACGGCATATTTCGTCAGCACATTCCGCCGTCGGTCAAGGTCTGGCGGATGGGCGACAACAGTGGGATCTCCCACGATGGTCATCTCACGCTGACCAACTTCGGCGATCAGGACGTTTATCCGGACTACGTCGTTTATGGGCCGGGAACGTTCACCTTTGCCGATGGTCCCGCGGCGGAGCCGACCATTGAGTTCGGTCCACTCACCGATGGCCAGGTCGCGTTTATTCGCACTGATCCCGGTTTGCGAGGTGTCTACGACATCTCCACGGACGCCGCCGCAGACACGCTGATGGGCTATTCGGAATACGCACAAAAGCTCCTGAGCCTGACCGTGAACAACAACATCCAGCCACTGCTGGAGTGGTTCAAGAGCGAATTCGGCGTCACCCCGCAACAGGGGAATCTCTACTCCTTGTTGGAGGGCAGGTTCACGCAGCCCATTCCCGCCGCGTCGGCGGTCGGAATTCCAGAAACCCACAAGATCGCCGTCAAGGTAAAGGGCGCTACCGCCTCTACCCGAATTGTCGCAGTCATTAAACCACAGAGGCGCTGGCCTGAGTAAGGATTTTCGTGGGACGTCTAACCCTCAATAACGAAACCCTCGAAGACTACAAAGCCAAGATCAAGTCGGACGCCCATACCGCTGTCAACGCAGCGCGAATGATGGCCGAACTTGAGCAGAATCAAATCAGCACCACGGAAATTGTCGTCACAGTTTACGACAAATTCTACAAGCCGATGTTCGAATGTGGTGATTACACCGAGCTCCAGTGCCAATGGAAACGCAATGAAATCGGCGGCGGAAAACTCACCGTTCCGTACATCAGCGCCGCAGCACAGACCCTGCTGAATTGTGAGAAAGCAACCGTCCCGATCACCGTCGAGATTGGGCGGTTGCTCTGGTCTGGCCGGGTGAAGATTGCGCACGACAATTTCAATGATTCCCAACGCGGGGATTTCGTTGAATGCGAACTCGAATCTGATTACGCTTGGCTTTCCAAGATTCTCGCGTGGCCGAATTTTCTCGCGCCATTGCAGGTGCAATTTCCGCCCAAGGGTGTGGCAATCGGCCCGGCTATCTCTGTCCTGAAATTCATCCTCGGCACACAGGCATTTCGCCTTCAGTCGGGACTCTGGGACATCGTGAACAATCTCGGTTCGCTGAACCTTGATTGGCACTCTTGGTTCGGCACGGCGTTGGCAAACAATGCCGCCGGCAGGCATGACGTCATGACGATGCTACGGACCCCGATATATGTGGTCCCGACAAATCCACTGACGGACACCTCGCCATTCATTTCGGTGATCTGGCGCATGGACAAACTGTCCTCAATATTCGAACGACAACTGCTCGACAACGGCCTCGTCTGCGAGATGAATTTGTGGCGGCCGGGTGATCCGCAACCTGGCAATGATCCACTGTTGAAGAAGTTCCCCTTGAAGGTCCCGACCATCGTGGTGGACATCAAGGACCGGTCCGGGATCGTCGGCCCGACGGGGACTTTCATCGACGGCATCCTTCGCACCAACATCGACCTGGCAGGGTCGCTGTTCGGCGAGATTCTGGACCCGTTCCTCAATCCCAAGGGCGAGTACAAGCCGTACGGATGGAATATCGCACCGATTATCGGCGTGAACTTCATAAAGCCGTGGGCAGTATTTAATGCCGACCATCCAAAGAGCGGGATTCGGGGCCGAATATCCCATCACACGGCGGAAGCGTGGCGGGTAATTATTGGCGGCAAGAGTCCTGCCTGGATGAACCAATTGATCAATGCAACCATGTCCTGGATTTTGGACATGGTGATGATCATCATTGGCCTTACCGGCATTCCGTCGAACCTATTTGATGGGCTCTTCAATGACGTGCTACTCGCATTTCAGCTGGCGGACAATTACGCGCGCCGGATAGCGATGGGTCCGTACGGATATCCGGAAGTATTCGTGGCCGGGTCTAGTCCATACAATATTGATGCGATTTTCGCCCTGGCGCGCGAGATGTTCAATACCCGGCCGTATGTCTCCGCTCAATGTCAATTCCGAAATGGAATTCCGTATGAATTGGGCAGAGATATATTCCCAGGCGCCCTTGTTAGCGTAGTTCGAGGGGGCCGGCTCTTTACGGATTATCTCTATGACATAACCCTCTCCGACAGCCGCGGAGAACGTGCAGACATATTTGTCCAAATCGGCGACGGAAAAGCTGAAGAGGCTCCCGCCATGAGAACGCAGCGCCGACTTGCCGGTCTTCTTGAAGCATTTAATGCCCTGACCCTCGCTGCCGGACCTAGCTAATTAGAAAGACAGCCCGAAAATCAAAACCTGCACTCGATGCAAGCAAGACAAAGATCGATCAGAATTTTCTAAAGACAGGTCTTCTAAAGACGGCCTTCAGTCTCGCTGCCGCCGATGCCAATCGGATTGGGGCAGGGAATATCGGCGGCACGCCACAGGATGCGATTGTCACGTTTGCGAGCGGAAAAACAATCAAGCAGCAGGCGTCAAAAGATGCAATACATGCAATATAATTCGACCGCAATCTGAGTTCCACGCCCATCCTGGAACGAGTGACGGTCGCCAGCCCACATGCATCAGCTGCGATAGCGACCGGAAAAAGCGAGACGCCAAGGTCAATCGTAAAAAGGCGCATGGCGATCTCTGTGATTGCGTTCCGTGCTCGACGGGAGAAAAATACTGCCCCCGATGCGACACGGTTAAATCGCGCTCTAAGTTCGGCAAAAACAGCGGAATGTCGACTGGCCTCCAATCCTACTGTCGAGACTGCATTCGCAGCGTAAAGCGCGAGTACAGCTACGGAGTGGATACGGCAAGGTTCGCATCGATGCTTCTTGATCAAGATGGACGATGTGCAATCTGCAATGGGGATTTCGGAGAAGAAACCCCTCGCATCGATCATGACCATCGCTGCTGCCCAACCGACAAAACGTGTGGGCTGTGCGTGCGACAGCTTCTCTGCAATCGGTGCAATGTGGTTCTTGGACTTATTGGGGACGATCCCCATATCGCCCTGGCCCTCATCAATTATCTCGTGAAATTCGGGGGCGACAACCCCTATTTGGAATAGGGGGAACTCATGTCCTTGACGCTTGACGGCAATTCGATCGTCTTCGAGGGCACCGCCACGATAGTGAACGGGTTCAACCCGGAAACGGGCGTTGCCTACCTCGTCCTGACCCCCAAGGGCGGATTCGGCACCCTGCCGTTCTTGGCAACCGGCGAGTCCGGTCTGCCGCCGGAGTTCACCGAAATCACGATGGTCGAAGTCGACCCGGGCAATCCACTTCCGGCGGTGAACCCCGTGAAAACCCTGGTTGACCCGGGTGGCCCTGGCGTTGCTTCGAAGTACACCTTGAAGTTCTACGTCCACGCCGGCCAGACCGGTGCGACGGGTTCCATCATCATTTCGGACGCCGAGGATTTGGACCCCTTGCCGGCCCTCGGGTCGGGCACGGATGCCTACATCCTGGTGTATAAGAATTCCACCCAGACCTGGGTACCGACGGCCCAAAAGGTCGGGAACATGTATGTCCCGTCCACGATCCTTTCGACGGCTTTCAATAACGCCTCGCCGCGGCTGCTGTCACAGATCACCATTCCGGCGCAGCCGTTCAACTGGTATCCCCGAGTCTTTGCCCAGGTGGCGGTGACCGGTTCGTCGGATACCCGCGTGGACGTGATTGCCCGCTTGAATGATCCCTCGTCCGGTCAGCAGATCGGATTCTCGAAGGGCCAGGCCGGCTCAGCTCCGCCCGTGAATGTGGTCATCCCAGCACCTCCTGCGGGTTCAGCGATGCCGGGCGCCTATGGCCTGGTCAATGCGGGCGTGGCGGCAACTATCTACCTGCGTGCCGAGCAGAAGGCCGGCTCCAGCAACTCCTGGTCAACCCCCGGGTCTCCGGATACCACGTTCTGTGTTGAGGTGGTCCCAATCCTGTGACGGATACCAATTCCGACTTCCCGAATACCCCCACAGCTCCAAGCGCTTCGCCTGCCGGTTACATCACGCCCGCCACCTCGGGATCGCCCGAGACCCCGCGGACTTCGGCTCAGATTTCCGCGACGCGGAACAACTTCTGGGAGTTGGCCCTCAGCAAGGTTGTCGAGGCCGTCCAGGGGTTCTTCACTCACGGAATTGGCTCCGCTTTCGACCAACTGCAGTCTTGGGCTTCGAACCTCTGGAATGCCGCCTGGTCGGCGTTCAATCAAATCGGCCAGCTGATCAGCGATATCGGCGGATCGGTTATCTCGGACGTCTCTCACGTCATCAACAACGTCTTCAACGGGCTAGCGAACCTCACCAACAACCTGCTGCATGATGCGGCGTCGGTGATCGGGGCGATTCCGCAGACGCTCGTTACCGGCCTGACCGGGGCGATCGGGGCGATCAACAACGCCATCGGCGCGGCTACCGCCTTCATTCAAAACGTCATCGACGCGATCCTCTCCGCCCTGCGGGGTATCCCGGTCATTGGCGGACTGATCCCCGATCTGACCAAGGCGGTCAAGTCCAACAAGGTCGATGCGCAGAACTTCACGATCTCGGCGATTGTGTCGGATGCCCGGAATCCGACCTGGGTTTGCCGGTACCCGATTTCTGACGTCACTTACCCCGAGTTCATCAACAACAAGCTCGGGGTGTTCGGGACCACCGATGACGCCTCAACGGGGACGTCCCACACCCACACAATCGGCAACTCGAACAGTGCTGAAGCCGAGGCTGCTGGCTGGCTCATTAACCAGAACGAATCACGCGGTTCGTATTTGACGATCGCCAATACCACAGTGCACGACACGATGGGGGTGGTGGTGTGGAAGAACTCCGGGACGCTGAACAACGTCTACTTGGAGATTTTCAGCGAATCGACAACCGGCGCATTGACCCGCGTGTTCTCGCAGGAATTTTCGTCGTCGATCACCACGACCACGACGTATTTCGAATTCACCCTGCCGAACCGGCTGATCGTTCAGTCCGGCGAGCGGTTTCTGCTTCGGCTACGGAACTCGTCATCGGTAGCCACGGGCGTGTGGCTGGTGGGCGTCCAGCTGATTACCTCCGCGGC